AGTCAGCAAAAGTTTTGGTTGCAGCACCCAGTTCAAAGATTCTTGGCAACATGCTTGGTCATACTTTGATTCTTGATTATCTCAAGGACAATGGTTATGACGTACTACACATCACATCTAAATTTGGTGCAGTTATCAATGGCAAAAAAGTGGGACGTGAAGAGTTTTTCGATACTCTCACTAAGTGGGGCAACGATAACGATCGCAGGTTCGTTGTTTTTCACTACAGCATCCTCTCTGAAGGTATTAATGTTAATGGTCTCACTCATACTGTTTTGTTGAGGAACTTGCCGATCATCGAAATGGCACAGACTATTGGTCGAGTCATTCGAGTTCATAAAGATGACCGCAAATCAGTAGAGGAAGGACTTATTCCAGTTGGTGCATTCAATCTCTACAAAAAACAGTTCGGACAAGTAACAGTTCCTACTGGTTACAAGTATGGCGATCGTATTGCACAGAGGTTGCAAAATGTCATCGACTATATCTTTGTAGAGGGAATTCCACCTCTTGCATACTGTTGATGTGACAGTTGTATAAGTGTCTACTACTGGTTGCAATCTGGTAGTAGATCATTTATATTAATAATGTCGAAACAAACAAGGCATGGGTGACGGATACCCAAACTGAAGTCATTAGGATGACTAAGCAGACTTAACTAGCAGTTAAGACCAGTCGGCAAACGTCTTTAAATCGAACCTCTTAGTTTTGTTTCGACCCACCTATATTTTTCTTTATTATGGTCAACGTAGAACTCACATTTGATGAAGTATATCAGTTCGTCAAATTATATGATATACTCAGAGATATGGACTTTGAGTTGACCCCATTACAGGAGTCAGTATTTGAAAAGATACAAACAGGAGACTATCTAGTCAAAACTCATCCTAGTTCACAATATTATCAGGGAGCATAATGACTGATAAATATTACAACTTGGTAGATTTACCTGATGAACTTTATAACCCAATAGTAAAACAACTATGGGCAGCATTTGAAAAACAGTATGGAGAACTACCAGACAATGCAGAACTTTCAGTCAGGGTTTACTACGATGAAAATTGAAGACGTTACCGATAGTCCAAAAGACTGGTATGATTTTTGGTACAACTCTACAGATTATTTGAAAGAGTTGGAAGAAGATGGATTTTACTTTGATGATAATCTAGGGTTATCATATCAAATAGAGGGGTGGACTGGTCAGGATAATGCAACCGAACCCGCCTATGATTATCCTGTTTCAGAGTATCAGAAAAAGATTTATGACGAAGCAGCAGATGTGACAGTTGAATAAGTGACCACTAAACCCCCCATTAGGGGTTTTTTTATGGCATTATAATAGAGTAAACACACAGAGGTCTTATGGATTTACAACTCGAACGTGAATACGCTATTGACAACATGGCAGATTCACTCTTTGATCAGATGAAATCTCTTATCAAAGTTGATCAACAACTTGATGCTCTTGCTATTTGTGAAGAGTGGTTGGTAGATGGTAAAGACCCCCAAGATGGAGACTATAAATTCATTTTCCTTAAAAACTTCACATTGGAGGACAACTAAAATGAGAATGATTCATTCACTCTATTTTGGTAGAGCATTCTGGTTAGACGAGGATAATGAACTCATGTCTTGCCCTTGGTTAAAGGATGGTACACTACTTGAAAATCAAGCAGACTATGTTTCAGAGTGGACTGAACTAGAGGGAATCAGTTTAAGTGCATTACTTCCTATTCACAGAGATTTATTAACAGAGGTAAAATCATGACTAAAGCAGAACAAGAATTCCAAAACTGGATAGATGAATGCCCTGACATTCTTAAGTTTAGACTTGAGTATGTTGACGTCAGAGCAGACATCGAAAATGTCATCCAAACTTATGAATATGAGTTTAGCGATGATGAAACAAAAAATGAAGTGATCGAGTCAGTACTTGATGAGTTTTATAATCAAGACTGGTCAGACCACAATGATTTTATTTCCTACCTTATTGACGAGCAAATTAAATGAAAACAATTAATGTTCCCCTAACCTATGATCAACTAAGTGATATGATCTATTATCTTGAGTGGAAAATCTCAGAGATAAATGAAGCAGGTTGTGATCTGGAATACCCAGACATTGAGAACACACTAGAACAATTAGTTGAGACTCAAGATAGACTCAGAGTGAGAACTAATGAAGAGTATGAACTCATGATGAAGAATAGAGCAGAAAAACCAGAAGAAATGTGGTAGTGTGCCAGTTGTATTAGTGGCACACATTTTTCCCATTCAGAGTTATTTTACTCTATTATAATAACAGTTAAGCAATTTACTTATGAACTCATCATTCAACGACTTTATCGAATACGTCAAGTCATTCTATGGTTATGGCGGTATCTATGATCAGGGTAGAACTAGAGAGCAAATTGCTTATTGCACATGCCTATATCTTGATGCTATTGCTCATTATGATAGCGATGTTTATTCATGGGGTGATGGCGATAGTTTAGACAGAGAGCGTGTAAGAGACATCATGAACAACATTTATGATGGTGGTTACAATCCATTCGCACACTTAGCAGAAGAGGTAACAGCATGAATTGTTGCACAGAGTGTGGTAGATCAGTTGAATTTGGGTCAGGATGGTACGTTAACAGAGTACCGTCCGATGGTGGTTACATGTGTGCAGAATGTGCATCCTTAGAATGTGATCGATGTG